GAGAGCGGAGCAACCGCTCATGGCTACATACACAGTTACTAACAAGTACCTGATTGACAACTTTGCCGTACTGCAACTCCTGACCCCCAGCGAGATTGCAGTCGGCAGTTCAATCACGGTTGCTGGAGTAGACGCAACATTCAACGGCACATTTACTGTGCGCGCATTGCCACAGTATTTGTTCGTTGGTATTGACGATCAGGGCGACCTGCTTTACGACTATCAGGTCCCTATTGCCGATCAGGTGCTCTACGCCAAAACCGCTGACGATGTTCAACGTGTCGCCGCGTCTGGAACTGTTGCCAATGACCCTGTCTGCACATGGGTGACCGCCGCGCAAGTCATGTCATACATCGGTATTACGATTGTCAACCCATCGGACGATTACACGTTGCTCACCCAATCGGTATCAGCTGGTAATCAGTTCTGTTTCCGTAGGCGTCAGGAATCGGGCTATATCGACTCCCTAACGACCTCACCAGGCGGAGATGTCACATTGGGCACCTTGATGTATTGCGCCGCTCTATGGCGCTCTAGGGGCTCAATAGAGGCAACGTATGCCACGTTTGATGGCATGGGTTCAGCACCACAGCAAAGCCTGACCCCGATCGTCAAACAGTTGCTTGGCATTCCCCGTCCAGCGGTTGCCTAATGTCGTACACAGACCTGTTTAACGAAGCGATTGACGATGTCACCGCAACGCTGACAGCGATCTCTACCTTGCGCGTAATTAACGACCCAACAAAACTTGCGCCTAATTGCGTATATCTGGATGCCCCGAGTTTCACCACGTTCGCTGGCAACGGCAACATCGTGCGAATGGAGTTCCCGATAAAGGTGATCGGCTCAGGCCCTGCAGGTCTGCCTGTGCTGCGTTCCATTCTGAGCATTGTGGCAACGGTGCTGGGCTCGAGCATCATCGTGATGGGTGGCCGTCCGTCCAGCCTAGAGATTGGTGGCGCGCTGTACCCGTGCTATGACCTTGACTGTGCTATTGAAGCGCAATCGGCGTAATCCACTATGACCGCAAATAAATCATCTACTATTAGCAAAGAACTAAAGGAGTAATCATGCCAGCATCAACTTACCTATCGAATCCTAAAGTGCAGGTCGGCGCCGCTATCGGCTCAATCACCGACATCAGCGATGACGTAGTTGCAGCAACATTGACAGTCACCGCAGAGGCTTTGGAAGATACCGCGTTCGGCCAGACGTCGCGCACGATGACCGCAGGATTGTTCAGCAACTCTTTGACGCTCACAGTTTTTGCGTCATATGCAGCAAGCCAAACGTATGCAACATTGTCACCGTTGCTCGGAACCAAGTGTGTTGTCAAGGTAAACCCAACAACCGCAGCTGACGGAAGCACAAACCCAGGCTTCATTTTGACCGACACCTACCTATCAAGCCTGCCTGTTATTAACGCCTCTTTGGGCGAGTTGTCGCAATGGGACATAGAGTTCCAGGGCGGCACATACAGCGTTGACGTCACCCCGTAATTAACGGCTCCAAGCCGACATAGGAGAAACATGAAAATCAAGTTGCAGTTAAAGCGCACACCCGACAGCGCACCCGAGTACTACTTCACAAACCTGTTTGTTGTTACCGAATGGGAACGCCTTGAGCGTCGCAACATTCAACAGCTTTCAGCGTCACCGTTGTACTCGGATTATTGCTGTTGGATGCACACAATTTTGAAACTTAAAGGTGAGCAGGTTGGTGACAACTGGCGCGAATGGATTAGCAAAAACCCTGACATCGACATCTTGCCGGTACTGGATGAGACAGACCCAAACCCTACGGACGCGGCACCTACCGCCGCCAACTAGCAGAGGTGTTGGTCGCGGTCGGTTGGTGGCCTAGCGACATTGTGTTTGACTCAAGGGATGTGGCTACGGTCATTAAAGTGCTTAATGAGGCAAACAAAAAACGGAGATAACGTGGCGGAAGTATCTACAAGGATTGAGGTCGTAGGGCTCAAGGATGCGTTGAAGACCCTCAACAAAATCGACAAATCTTTGCGCCGTGAGATCACCAAAGATGCCAAGCAAATTGTCCAGCCTGTAATTAACGATGCTAAAGCGGCTTACCCTGCACAATTGTTGTCTGGTATGAATCGCAACTGGACTCAAGGCAAAAATCAAAAGTTTCCGTATAACCAGAAAAAAGCGCAACAAGGTTTGACGGTAAAAGTCTCCACAAAAAAGAGCAACACGAGCGTTATCACAATCACTCAAAAGAATCCTGCCGCCGCAATCATTGACATGGCTGGCAAAAAAGGTGGGTCAAACGAACGAGGTAAACGTTTCATAGCCGCGCTTACTTTGCAATTTGGTTACCCATCCCGCGTTTTGTGGCCTGCCTACGAACGCAATGCAGGTGAGGTGCAAAGAAACATGGTTGAATTGGTTAAACGGATTATGAGCGAAGCAAACAGAGAGACCATGTAATGGCTATTAACATCCCGATCATTTCAGAGTTTGACGGCAAGGGTGTCAAGAAGGCTATTGCCCAGTTCAAGCAACTGGAAACCACAGGCGAAAAGGCTCAGTTTGCAATTAAGAAAGCGGCGGTCCCTGCAGCTGCTGCGATGGCTGGGTTGGCTGTTGCTATGGGTGACGCCACACGCGCCGCTATGGAAGACCAGCAAGAGCAAGCCGCGCTTGCGTTAACCCTGCAGAACGTGACTGGCGCTGGCGCTAAACAAACCGCCCAGATTGAGCAACAAATTTCGGCGATGAGTCGAGCGTCTGGTATTGCGGACACCGAATACCGCAAGAGCCTTGAGGCGCTAGTCCGCGGAACCAAAGACGTTGACCTTGCCATGCGCGACATGAACCTTGTTATGGACATCAGTACCGCGCTACAGATGGACTCCGCCACCGTTGCAGACGCGCTCGCCAAGGCATACCAAGGAAACTTCAAGGCGCTCCGATCATTGACCCCAGAGATGGCCACCATGATCAAAGAGGGTGCAACCCTAAGCCAAGTCATGGATGTGCTCGGCGGAACCTTTGGCGGTGCTACAGCAAAAAACGCTGAAACCGCTGCAGGGAAAATGCAGATACTCAAAAACTCTATTGCTGAAACCAAAGAGTCAATCGGCGCCGCATTACTCCCAGCACTCGAAGCCGTGCTCCCAAAACTCAACGGACTAGCACAATGGGCACAAGACAACCCAGGCCTATTCGTCAAAGTCGCTGGCGCTATTGCCGGCATTGCGTCCGCAATCTTTTTGGTGAATGCTGCTATGGCTACTAACCCGTTTGTTTTGGCAACTGCTGGCGTGATCGGTTTGGCGTTGGCGTTTAACAAACTTGTGGCATCAGTTAGCAAAGTCAACGAGATTGGTGGGTTGGCTGCGAAACTTTTGGGAATGGTCGTTAGCCCTGTGACTGGGTTGGCTGGCAACATTTTGCGCGGTCTACCTGATGTCGGCAACTTGTTGGACAATGGGACGACACCTAAACCAGCAGGTATAAACATTCCGCGTCTAGCCGAGGGCGGCATCGTGACGGCCCCAACATTGGCGCTCATTGGCGAGGGAGGCGGTCCCGAAGCAGTAATCCCACTTGACAAGATGCGTGGTATAGGTGGCGACATCACAATCAACATTTCAGGCGGACTCGGAACATCAACCGACATCGCTAACGCCGTCTACGAGAACCTGCGTTTCTACAATCAGAACGTGGGCCCGCTACGAATTAGAACCGCATAACAATGCCAGCAACTATCCCGAACTGTGGAACGTACACCGTTGAGGCTTACGCCACGGGCGCACCTGCAGCCAGCGCATTCAAGTTGGATTTCTCGGCGCTCGACTCCACAGCTGTGCTCGGTGGCGCTGTCTGGTACGACATCACCCAATACATCCAAAACGTACAGATTATGCGCGGCAGGCAAAACCCGTTTCGTGAAGCATCATGCAACCCTGGCACAGCATCGTTTCGCATCTATGACAAGAACTTCTACTTCTCGGTCGTGAACACCGCCAGCCCGTACTACAACACCACCGACCAACGCCTCTCAATTGGTGTTGCCACGCCTGTGCGTATCAGTCGTAACGGCGAGTTCCTGTTTGTAGGCCAAATAACTACATATGACCAGAACGTTCAACAACCCAATTTTGCGCATGTCAACGTCACCTGTTCGGACGCTATACAAACCTTTAACAACATCAAACTGAACGCGCAAAGCACCACACAACAAAAATATGGCGACCGCGTTAACGCTGTGCTGGACGCTGCAGGTGTACTCACAGGCGCAGGGCAACGCAACATTGCAACAGGTGTCTCAACCATTGGCGCAATCAACATTGAGCAAGGCGCCTCACTACAGGACTACCTGTTACGCATTCAAAACTGTGAATACGGACGAATGTTTATTTCACGCTCTGGGGCGTTTACCGCACAGCCCCGTGTTAACGCCGAAATCATTAACCCACTAGCAACCCTGTCCGATACCGGCACAGCGATTGACTACGACACCTTCGACATTGTGAACAGTTAACCATGCCTGACTACACCATCGGAATCGCAGAACGTATCGCCTCGGTAGCAGATAGCACCGCAACGTCTAATTCGGTTAACCGCAACTACTTTCAAGAAACCAGCCAGTCGGTTGTCAACGTCGTCAACGTTGCTATCACTCCAGCTGCACCAACCGCACTTGACCCGACACCTGACACGACGTATGCCACCGCTACCGATGGGGACAGCGTTTCAACTTTTGGTGTGCAGGAAACGCCGATCGTCATCACCTTGCTGGCAACTATCGAGGATGCTGGCGCGCTTGCCGAATATCTGATCAGGTCGGTTCCAGCGTTCTGGTTCAGCAACCTGGCAATTTCGTTGAACACGTTGTCTGAGGCGAACAAGGACATTGTTGCGAACTTGGAGATCGGTCAGCAGATCGCGGTAACTAAAACGTTCCCTGTTGGGGTGGTTCCGCAGTCGGTAACTGAGGTTTTGTTCGTTGAGGGTATTAGCCATCGGGTGACACCTGAAACGCATGTGGTGACGATTTACACCGGGCCTGCGACAACGTATCTGCAATGGTTGTTGGGCACATTCAATACAACCACAACCCGAACCAACCTCATACCAAACCCAAACATCGAAACCGGAACTGGGGGTTGGTCTGCAGCTGTAACAAGATCAACGGCATATTCATATGTTGGTTCGGCTTCAATGATTGTTACTAATACTGCATCCGATTATTACGGTTCATTCATCACACCTCAAGTTAATGTCACAGCAGGTTTGACTTACACTTTTAGCGCTTATGGCAGGGTAATAACTGGAAATACACGAGGAATTTTTATTGTTATTCAATGGCTTAACTCTGGTGGGGGTACTATTTCTCAAAATTTTAGCCCTACAAACGGAATTTCTGTTGCTGATGGTTGGATACGTCGTACAGCGACTGGTGTAGCACCTGCCGGTGCTGTGAAAGTCAACCTTGGGTTAGCGTCTGGAACTACTGGTTTGGTTTCTGGTTGGCAAACAGCGTGGGACGCAATCCTGTTCGAAACATCGTCAACAGCACTTCCATACTTTGATGGCACGTATGCCGACCCATACACGGGCTATACCTTGCTCACGCAACAATGGAACGGAACAGCCAACGCTTCAAGTAGCACCGCAACCTGGGGTCTTGACTCATCGCTAACAGGCTCACCGTTAAACGATTCCACCTACGGCCTCGCATAACCCACTAACCTAGGAGCAAATATGGCAAAGCAAACCTTCACGACAGGGCAGGTACTCACCGCAGCCCAAATGACCTCATTGCAGGCCAACGACTACAACTGGACAGTCAGCGCCCAAACCGCCTCATACGTCCTCGTAGCCGCCAACGCAGGCCAGCACGTCACCATGAACGCTGCAGGCGCCACCACGATCACCGTCAATACCGCACTATTCACAGCTGGCGACAACGTACGAATTACCAACATCGGCGGCGCTTCGAGTGTCTGCACCATCACAGCCGGCACAGCAACGGTTACTTCGGCTGGGCCTTTGGCTCTTGTGCAATGGGCGTCAGGCAACCTGTTTTTCACGTCTGCTTCTGCAGCGATTTTCTTCCCAGATGCTGTTACATCGTCGGCTAACCAGATCGCAATTTTCAACGAAACCCAAGCAAACGGCACGCAGGGCGGCGCAAGCGTTACAGGCTCATTTATTAAACGCACGCTAAACACCACGGTTACAAACAACATTGGCGCAACCTTGACTGCAAGCGTCATTGCGCTAACCGCTGGAACGTATCGAGTGTCTGCTATATCCCCGTTTTACAACGTGACAGGCGTAGCAATTCGCTTACGAAACACGTCAGACAGCACCACAGCCATTGCCAGCGTAAATACTTACTACTCAGGGACAACAGGCGGCTATGCAATACTGGATGGAACTTTTACGATTACTGCCACAAAAAACTTTGAGGTGCAGTATGTGTGCAACACCGCTACGGCCACCAACGGTTTAGGTGTTGCCTTGTCAGGTGGCATCAGCGAAATCTACACACAAATCACTATTAACAAGACTGCGTGACATGGCAACTAAAGCACAAATAAACGCCCAGATCGGCAACGCAACACGCGAACTAGCACCAGGCACCACCTGGCGATACAACGAACCAGGTGACGGCTATGCCTGTCTCGAATGGATGGACGACCCAGAACTCCAACCATCACAAGCCGACACGATGGCTAAAGCAACCGAACTAGCAAACAACCCACCTGTATGAGAGGAACCGAAGTCGCTGTAACAACAACACCGACGTTGATTGTCCCTGCTTGGATTGGTTGGCGTGAAATCATGTTGCACAACATCGGCAACGGAATTGTTTACTTGGGCAGTTCAGCAGTTACAACCAGCACAGGTTTTTATGTTGACAAAGCAGCTGGAGTCATGCGCGTCCAACTGCCACCAAACGAAACGATCTACGGCATCACCTCAACAGGCACAGAAACCATGTCGGTGCTGTTGCCAAACCCTGCATGACATGGCGACTGAAATTGTGGTTTCTTTGGTCGGTGGGGGTTTCGCTGTGGTGGTGGCGCTCATCAGCAAAATCGGCCTTGAAAACAAAAAAGACCACGGAATCGTTCACAAAGCCTTGGGCCGAATAGAAGAAAAGATTGACAACCATGTTGAAAATCACCGCTAAAGACAAAGCCATGTTCGCCAGTTACCTGCGTTCAGTCGTTGGCGCGCTCATCGCCGTTTACATGACAGGCACAACAGACCCGCGCGACTATGCCAAAGGCGCAATTGCTGCGATCATCCCACCATTGCTTCGCTGGGTAAACCCTAAAGATTCAGGTTTTGGGCGTGGCTGTAGCCAAAGCTAAACCAGGCGTCCCAGGCGCAAGGGACTACATCGGCAACGCCGACGGCGCATCACCAAAACCCCGTGCCGGCATGGACGAATGGATTAGACAAGCGATCGCTGCTTCGAATGGCGCGTTGTGGAATAACGGGTCGTGGGGTCAACGTGACGTCAAGGGTAAGCCTGGCACGATGTCGGTTCATGCAACTGGCAGAGCTGTTGACTTGTCGTATCGCAAAACAGAAAAGAACCCTAAAGCAAACCGCAAGGACGCGCTGGCATTCATTGACAAGGTTGTTGCTAACGCAAACGATCTCGGCATCCAAATGATCATTGACTATTTTCCTAAAGACTTTGGGCGTGCTTGGCGTTGCGACCGTCAGGCATGGCTCAAGTATTCCAAGCCAACAGTCTCAGGTGCACCGGGTGGCGACTGGTTCCATATCGAGATTTCCCCACAGGCAGCAGACTCGGTGATCTGGGTAAAAGCCGCATTCTTAAAGGTTTTCGGAGAAATCCCACCAAAGCCCTGATTTATGTTCTAGGGTCGGAGTACCGACAAAAGGACAGGCAATGACTGACCCCCAGATAGTTGACTACAGCGTCTATACAGGAGTGATGGACAACGGCCAAGAAATCTTGGTGCAGATATTTTCTAGCCCAGAGTCGGGCAAGTTCCTAATGGGACAAATCGCATTCAGAACGGCCGCATCCAGTTGGGGCGTGCCCATACCTTTGGAGAAACGATGAACTACTTTGCAGAAAAAATCATAGGGCTAATACTTTGTACCGTGTTCGGCTTTACGCTCGCCACAAGCGTTCCTGACGCGTCTGGTGGCCCATCTAGCACCACCCCGATCGCACGGGAATACTGGGTTGAGCCATCCACTACGACTACCAGCTCTACGCTTTACATTGACCCGTACGCCTCGTCTTGTGAGCAGTTGAGCGCGCTTGCCGTGAACCTGGGCTGGCCTTTAGATCAGCGCACCGTGCTCGAATCCATTATGAAACGGGAATCAAATTGCACACCTAACGCGGTGAACAGCACCGACCCAAACGGTGGGTCGCGCGGCTTACTGCAAATTAACGGCTCATGGAACAAATGGCTGATTAACAAAGGCATTATCTTGACGCCAGAAAACTTGTTACAGGCTGAAAGTAACTTGCGTGCAGGTTTAGCAATATACAACTACGGGGTCGAGCGTTACGGTTTCGGCTGGGGGCCATGGTCAACAAAATGAGTGAAGGCGTCGCATACAACCAGGGGCAACTCAGCGAAGAAACACGCAAACTTGTGCTTGACTCAACAGTCAGCGCAAACCACACCATGGCCGTGTTCGGGCTACTAGACGACATTATGAACGTCAGCAAAAACCCTCACGCATCCATCATCCAACGACTAAAAACCATGAAGAACCAGTTGTCACTAAATGAACCAATGCCGCTTCACGATGTGACTACACTCGACTTAGCAATCAAAGCATTACAAGCACATTCCTAACCGACAAAGGACATTCCGACAATGGCAACCTGCACGATCTGCAAAGAAACAATCGCCTACCCAGACATTCAAGGCAAAACACATTTCGTCTGTGACGGACGTGTGCCGGCAAGAAAACTCGCCCCATTCATCCAAGGGATGTTGGCTTCACAATCGTCTGCTGATGCGCGTTGGACACGACCAGAACAAAACCAAGTAGATGCTGCGATCTTGCACGTTGCGCGAACTAAAGGCTTTTTCACATCTGACGACATCTGGAAACATCTCGGCGATGATTTCCCTGTCACCAAGGGCATCGCAGGTCGCCTGAATGCAGCTGCACGTCGTGGACATATTCGCAACACAGGCGAACTTGCATACGCTCAGCGCGGTGGACAACATGACCATGCACAGCGTCTATCCGTGTGGGCTGGCATCTGATGGGCTTTGATCTAAGCAACTACGAAACAGTCGAGCAACGCCTAGTCCGATGGTGGGCTGCATATCCAAACGGGCGTGTGTACACCTGCATGATGAACTACACAGGCGATGCTTGCGTGTTCTACTGCGAACTGTACGCAGACAAGGAAGACAAGGTGCCAGTCGCAACAGGCTACGCAGAAGAAATCAAATCTGACCGTGGCGTGAACAGCACCTCATTTGTAGAAAACTGTGAAACAAGCGCCATTGGTCGTGCCATTGCCAACTGTCCGCTTCAAGCGCCGGCATCTGGCCCTAGGCCGTCACGCAATGAGATGCAAAAGGTTGAGCGTCTGAGCACGTCACCACAACCACAAGTGCACATCCCACAAGGTGCATTCGCTACACCAAAGCAACTTGGCTATATCAAGAAACTTGCCAAAGACGCCAACATGGATGACTTGCGATTGCTCGAATTCATACATCGCGAATTAGACGATGACAGCGCGGTTCTTGAGCTGCTCAAATCGCATGAGGCATCCAAGATCATTGAGCGCCTCAAATGATTGCGCTGGTAGGTGCATGGTTATCAGGGTTTCTGAGCGCGTTCGCATTGGGTCTTATTATGAAAAGGGAAACAGATGACATTTGATGAATACACGCTGGCAACACAACGCCTAATACGCCTGCACGAAGAAATGTCAACCGTGATAGGCGACTTCCCACGCAAAAGCGAAGCGATGGATTACCTGCGTTGGGCAATCATCAACATGACCGAAAAACTATGGATGAAATCCAAACTTGATGAAGCCTGACCTGAAGATGAGCGAATCCGAATTTAAGGATGTCGTGATCAGCATCGCTAAACGCTACGGATGGCTAGTTCACCATGATCTGCCGGCACAGAACAGTCGAGGCCGTTGGATGACGAACGTGCAAGGCGATACAGGCTTCCCTGACTTGTTCATGGTGCATCCGTATCAGGCTGGCCGTCCGCTGGTGATTGAGTTGAAAGCTGAGAAGGGTAAGACAACACCTGGGCAGAAGGTTTGGTTGAAGGCGTGTGAGTTGGCTGGTTGTCATGCAGCTGTGTGGAAGCCCAGCGACATGGAGTACATCCTTTACACTCTCAGCAATCCCAGACAGTAAACAATCGGCTAGTACCACAGACCTAAGCCTGTCGCAGGGCGGATGGATGACACCTGGTAACAGGGGTAGATCGGCGCGCCTCGAATCATGCAAGACGAAATGAAACGGGCAAAGCGCCGAGGCGAGCTGTAAACATAATCAGCTGAATGCAAAGGGAACCAGGATGGGCAATCTGGTGGGTGGAGCATTCACACATCTATTGACCTGCAGATGACATACAGTTAACAAACAAAGAAAGTACCGACATGAACCCGACAACAAACACAACCCACAACCACCGAGGACAAGGCGCGCAAGCGCCGCGTCAGCGCAAGCGAAGCGCGCGAGCATGACACGCAAACTCACAGAACACGACACCACCATCTACAAACAAGCACGCGCTGAACTACTGCGCGACCAACCCATCTGCCATTGGTGCAAGAAGAACACAGCAACAGAACTCGACCACCTTGTTGAATCAGACAAAGGCGGAACGATAGAAGATGGATACGTTGCAGCATGCAAGCCATGCAACAGCGCACGCGGAGCCACATACCGAAACAAAAAACTAGCCAACGCAAAACAAAACAGAGAGAAAGCAATAAACGATTTTTTATACAACTCCCAACTGCCCCCGAGCCCCATCCAACATTTTGTCGTGAACAGCCCTGATCAGCCTGAACTGGCGCCAACTGGCCATGATCAGCCGAGACTGGAAACGATCATCCCTGACCATGCCGGCTCACTAGCTGGGCTTGTGGGGGACATGGCTAAAAAGGTGTTGCAGATAGATTTGATGCCTTGGCAAATACATGCTTTGGAAGGGATGCTGGCGGTTGACGCCGAGCAGAGGTTTGTGCATCGCTCGAGCCTTGTGTCGGTTGCACGTCAGAACGGCAAGACCACAATCATCCAGGCGCTCATCCTGTTTTGGCTTGTGGAGATGCCAAAGATCAGGGGCGGAAAGCAGACCGTTGTATCTGGCGCACACAGACTGGATTTAGCCTGTTTGCTGTTTGATGATCTGGCACCAATCCTTGAGGAGTATTACGGCGCCAAGATCGTAAAGTCTTACGGCCGTTATCAGGCCACAATGCCAGACGGCAGCAAATGGTGGGTGAAAGCGTTAAAGCCCAATCAGGGTCACGGTATGAGCATTGACCTAGTGATCGTGGACGAACTCTTTGACGTCAACCCTGACTCGGTTGAAGGCGGTCTGTTGCCGGCACAGCGCGCACGCAAAAACCCGCTCGCCTGTTTCTTTAGTACTGCCGGCACAGAAGAAAGTGTGTTGTTCCAGCGCTGGAGAGAGGCTGGCATTCGAGCAATTGACAAGGGTGAACCGTCCACGATGTACATGGCGGAATGGTCACCTGACCCGAGCCTTGACCCGTTGCATCCTGCGTCATGGGCGTGGGGTAACCCAGCGCTCGGTCACACATTGGACATGGACACCATCCGACAAGAATCCACCAACCCCGATCGTGCGAGTTTCTTACGGGCCAGTTTAAATTTATGGGTATCGGTCGTGCGCGGCTGGATTTTGCCGGGTGCCTGGCCGTTATTGGAATACCACGGTGAGATACCTAACGGTGGCGTAGTGGCAATTGAGTCTTCGCTGGACGACTCCCGATACAGCGCAACCAGATGCGTCAACCTGCCAGACGGACGGGTGCTTGTCACCGTTGCATTCATTGCCGAGTCAATCACAGAGCTGTGGGAAAACGTGCAAGAACTAGCCAAAGACCCGACGATCAGATTTGCCTTGTCGCCGACCGTGGACGCAACATGCCCGTCAAACATTGAGCGCCGCCGAGTCGTCGTTGGCTATGCGGAATTAGGGCGCTTCACACCGCTTGCCAAAAACATGATCGCTGAGGGACGCCTACTGCACACAGGCGAAAAACTGTTAGCCGAACATGTCCAACGCGCTGTTGCCGTTCGCACAGACAACACGATCGTGCTATCAAGCAAACGCTCACCCGGTCCTATCGAGTTGGCGCGCACAATGGTCTGGGGTATTGGCATGATTGCGCGACCAGCGCACACAGGTAAACCCATGCTTGTGGCCGTTAACCACTAACATTCTCCACGGCGACCGCACGGCCTTGCCTTTTGTCGGAATTGGATAAGTCTCGTGCGGTTGCCACCCATGTGGCAAAGTAGGACTATGGCGATATTTAACAAAACCAAAAAAGCAGCAATCAGCCCAGCGCCAACAAAGGCGGCAGCGGCTGGTGGCTTCGCACCTGGTTACTCATCGTCCAATGTCGGCGTAAACATGATCGGCCAGTACTACACCTACCGCGAAGGCGAAGCACGTAACGCAGCAATCAGCGTGCCAACAATTAACCGTGCACGCGATCTCATGGCATCAGTCATTGGCTCAATGCCGTTAAAAATGTACACAGAAATGTGGAACGGCGATGACATGGAAAAGGTTTACCTTGCTCCACGTTCATGGATACGCCGACCAGACCCCACAGTCTCGTTCCAGTTTTTGATGTCGTGGACACTTGACGACCTGATGATGTTCGGGCGCGCATTCTGGTACATCACTTCGCGCACAGCTGACGGATACCCTGCATCATTCACTCGACTACCTGCAGGCTCAATCACCACGACCGACATGGCTGGCCCTGTGTGGTTTGCCCCGTCTTCACAGGTTTATTTTCAAGGTGGAGAAATTGACCCAGCAAACCTTGTGCAGTTCTTATCGCCAGCACAGGGCCTCGTGTATTCTGCGCCAGGTGCTATTGAAACCGCACTTAAACTTGAAGCAGCGCGCAACAGAAACGCATCTTCCAGCATCCCTGCCGGCGTACTTAAGCAAACAGGTGGCGAACCATTAAGCGCGCAAGAACTTGCTGATCTGGCATCTGCGTTTAATGCGGCGCGAGCAACCAACCAGACTGCAGCGCTAAACGAATATCTGTCGTACACAGAAACCAATTCAACGCCTGACAAAATGCTGTTAATTGAAGCATCGCAATATCAGGCGCTAGAAATGTCACGCCTAGCAAACGTGCCACCGTATTTGGTTGGTGTTGCTACTGGCGCTTATTCGTACCAGTCATCACAGCAAGCACGCGCAGACCTGTATTTGTTTGGCGTAAAACTGTATGCAGATGCGATCGCTGGCGCGCTGTCAATGGACAACGTGCTACCGCGCGGAACTTATGTCGAGTTTGATGCCGATGAATATCTAGAAGAAAACTTTATGGCCGACACAATGGACCGTGAAGACATAAACATTAAAGAAGACACACAAGAGAGGATCGCAGAATGATCAAACTAATCGCAGGGGATTTCACGCTTGACGCCGCTAAAGGTGACACACCACGTCGCACGATCAGCGGAACCGCCGTCCCGTACAACGTGCCGGCAACAGTTTCGGATGGAACACAAGTCATCTTCCGTCCGGGCTCATTGCCAGTCGAAGGCAAAGCCCCACGCCTGTTCATGTACCACGATGCTTCAATGCCTGTTGGTGTTGTAACTGAGCGCGTGGACACGGAACAGGGAATGATGTTTAGCGCCAAGATCAGCGCGACCAGCCTTGGAAACGATGCTTTGGTTATGGCCTCAGACGGCACAATTGACCAAGTATCTGTGGGCGTAAACCCAACCAAGTTCTCATACGACGAAGCAGGGACCATGATTATCGAAGCAGCGGATTGGACAGAGTTAAGCCTTGTCCCGATCGGCGCTTTTGGTGACATGGCAAACATCGCTACCGTCGCAGCGAGTATCCACCAAGAGCTAGAAGAAGTAGTGTTAAATGAAGAAGTAGTCCCAGAACAGGAGATAGAACCTATGTCAGAAGTAACCGCACCAGCAGTTGAGGCAACCATCCCAACCGCGCCAATTTTCGCACAAGCTAAAAAAGAGTTTGTACTCCCATCCGCTGGCGAGTTCATGGCCGCTTACCACATCGGCGGCGACACGTTCGCAAACATCAACAAAGCCGTTGCTGAATACACAGCATCAAAGCGCACCGCATTGCAAGCTGCGGCGGGCGATATTTTGACCACAGACACACCCGGGCTCTTGCCAGTTCCAGTACTCGGACCATTGGTTCAGGACTTGAACTTTTTGCGTCCAGTAGTCGAGGCAGTTGGCGCACGCGCTTACCCAGACAGCGGACAGTCCAAGACGTTCATTCGTCCAACGATCACCACGCACACCAGCGTTGCTGCACAGTCACCAGAATTGGCTGCAGTATCAGCAACCACCATGGTGATCGCATCCAACTCGGTAAGCAAGACCACACTTGCTGGCCAAGTGACCCTTTCAGTCCAGGACATTGATTTCACTTCACCTGCAGCAATGCAGTTGATCTTGAATGACCTCATGGGCGAATACATGATCGCCTCGGACAACCTTGCAGCAGACAACTTGCTCACCGCAGCAACATCATCTGGTGTATGGGACTTGACCGTTGCAGACTTGCTCAAGTCCGTATACGACTCGGCAGTAGACATCTCGAATGGTCGCAACTGGACACCAACCCACATGTTCGTCAGCCCAGATGTATGGGGTCAACTCGGACAACTTGCCGACACAACTGGCCGTCCAGTATTCCCATTCATCGGCGCAGGCCTCACAGGTCAAAACGCACTTGGCAACGCAACAGCATCATCATGGAACGGCAACCCACTCGGCTTGCAGTTGGTAGTTGACAGCAACTTCGCTGCCAAGACCATGATCATCACCCGCGTCGGTCAAGGCCAAGGCGATGCTTACGAGTTCTACGAATCAATCCGTGGCCTCATGTCGTTGGAAAACCCATCAACCTTGGGTCGCAACATGTCCTTCCATGGTTATGTTTCAACCTTCGCAGCAATCCCAGGAATGATCCGCAAGATTACCCAGGCTTAGTCGAGAGCGGAGCAACCGCTCATGGCTACATACACAGTTACTAACAAGTACCTGATTGACAACTTTGCCGTACTGCAACTCCTGACCCCCAGCGAGATTGCAGTCGGCAGTTCAATCACGGTTGCTGGTGTTGACGCAACCTTTAACGGCTCATATTCG